CCGCCACCGGTTGAAGCTCTCCTGCGTGCGGATCCCCACGAGGCAGCAAACACGCTTGCATCCCTTCTTACGACGTATCCAGGAAGGGAAAAGAGACTGGAAGTCGTAATCCCACAGGCTGTCGTTCCAGAAATCAAAATCTTTCACGGTAAGAGCGGTGCCCGGCATCTGGCGAACCCAGATATTCTGGTACCCCTCTTGCCAGGGACGCCAGTACTGCTGGTACATGGAAGTACATGTGGGTACCTTGAAGGGGACACAACAGTGGAACACTTCAAGGATATCCCGGTTGTTGGAAAACATCCTTTCCACGTACTCCGTGCTCTGGCGGTACTGCACCTCGTAATCCATGTGGAACACACCCAGTTTTCTACCGGGTGCATGCATGCGGATATAATCCATGCACAAATGGAGAAGGATACCGCTATCCTTGCCACCGGAAAAAGAGACATACACGTAATCAAAATAGTCAAAGATGATCTTCAATCTCCGGTTGGCGGCCTCGTGGACATCCATCCGGCGCATCATGCCCCACCTCCTTCATGATAACGCATCTTGACATACTTCTTCCACTCGACACAGGGGATAAAATTCTTCATTGAAAAGTCTTCCACGTGACGTTCGTGTACAACGGCCACAAGGGAACCATCAGAAGAAAAATCATGGATAATACGGTCCAATAACACCTCTATTACAGAGGAGTTATCCCCGCTAATATAGTAGTTATCTATGCAATTGTTTGTCAAGGTCATTTTCACGGGCATGAATCCCAACACCCTTTGCTCATCCATGGCAATGTACCAGACATGGTTACGCGTCGTTTTGAAAGGGTAATTATTATTTTGCCGCAATACGGCCGGGTTCATTACCAAAGGCGCGACAAGGTCAAAAAGCCGACCGTCCAATCCTTGTAACTTCAGAATGTTCATGATTCCAATCCGTTATTACTAAAAATCGAATGTGTACCTATTATGCGTTTGTCCATGATTTCCGGCATTATCATGCCGCAAGCACGTTACAAATGACTATCCGCAAACATGGATATCAATGGGGACGGGAATGATACCTCCTGAGTTTCCAAAAGGGAGAAAAACATAAGAATGAACAATAATGCCACGGGAACGATCTCCACACCCCATTCCCCTATCAGCTCAAAAGTCACGTGCAGGTCACATACCCTTCTTTCCGAAAACATATGACCGGAAAGGCAGGAGCAGAGAACACGGAAAAAACAATTCAAAATTTAGTACATGATATTAAAAAATTATACATTGTAAATCCGGAAAAACCAGACGTGCCGCTTAACAAAAACGATGCGTTTCAAAAAGTACAAAAACGACACGTACAAGAAAAAAGGTGAGCGCGGTCCTATTCAGCATGATCAAAGCCCACCGTTTTTCTTTCACTTGAACCCTCTTTAAATGGCTTTAAAATATCATTTAAAAGCCATTGCAGATTCAAAATAATTCACTATCTTTATGCAATGTTAGGCTGCTATACCTGACACCTCATCCGGCTTTGTGTACAGCATCATGTCTGTATATTTAGCTTGATAGTTTACGCTTGCACTAAACTCCACTTTCCTGCATTCCTTGAATGGGCTGCCGACAAATGGGTTTCGGTCCATCCAGTCGCACAGTTCTAAAATGGAAGACTTGTTCGAAGTGAAATACACGAACGAATGCCCTTTCAGAACGGTTAGTACATCCAGATAGTCAGCCAGACGCCAGAACATCTTGTAAGTACCCACCTCGGTGGAGAGGTACGGCGGATCAACCAGGAACACCACACCCGGAACATCTTTGTAACGTTTGAATACTTCCTTGTAGTCTTCGCTGGTTATAGTCAGTCCTTCCAGATAATCCTTTGCTTCGGGATAGTCTGTCTGCCGAATCCTATTGTAGATGGCTTCTTTCTTCATTCCTTCCAAACTGGTCACATATTTCATGGCGAACAACAAGGATGCGGAAACCGTGATATAATCCACGTAACCGTGCTCTTTTTCTTCCCTCTCAATACGAGCAAACATTTTATCGCGAACCTCCCCGGTTATACGTTTGTTTCTGGGTTCCCCTTCAGCTATCCGACGCAAATCGGATAACAGCACATTGGTGGCCGGGATATTTACAAGTCGGCAGCGGTAGTTGTCGAAGTCATTATACACAACGGTGGCATCAGACCTGACACATTTGGTAATATGTGACAGCAGGCCCGAGCCACCAAACAGGTCCACAAACACGGTGCTGTCCGGGAACTGTCCCAGCACCTTGATAAATTCCCTCGCAAACATGCGTTTCTGCCCCACGAAAGGAAGCGGGGCGGACAAATACATCTTTTTCATTTCATTCTGCTTTAAAACGGCCGCAAAGGTCCCCAGAATAAACGAAAAACAGCGGGAAACATGAACTGTTCCCGCTGCAAGACATATACAGCAAACTACACGTTCAACCCGAAGCGGACCGTCTCGTCACCGGCGATCAGCGCACGGGTGCCCGGGATATTATTCTCGTAGATATGTACATTGCCCAGATAGAGAGTGATCGACTTCAAGGGAAGTTCTATCTGCCGCGCCATCAGGTACAGGTGGTAAATATCGGAAGGCAGCCCGAGGTTCGCGTCACTGCTACGCTGGTAGGCGGATAGAACCAGTTCACCGCCATCTAACTGGAACTGTACCAGACTCAAACAGGGTGCCTGGTTGCTCTCGGCACCGGTTTCGCCCAGGAAAAGCACGTAATTCTTGCTGTTGCGCCTCTCCCGGTTAATTTTCGCTATCAATGGGGGCAGCTTCTCGAAATAGGTCGGGTAACTGTTCACCAGGATAGAGCCGCAATAGTCCCACCAGTTGATGCCAGCCTCCCGGTACTTCTCCACGTTGCGCTCACCCTGCATAAATAACTGCAACTCGCTGCGGAGCTTCTTGCGGGCGATATTATGCCCCTCGAATATGTCGAGCAGGTCCGCCGGTGTCAGTGAGAGCTGCTCGTTCAGAAGGTACTGTATATTTCCCTTCTTATTGGTCTGTGTCTTTCCCGTGGCAAGAATCTTGTCCAGGATGCGATAATACTTATTCATAGCCTTTTCCTCCTAAAATTTGGAACTCTCCAAAGATAATGAGAAAAAGCCGCGTAAACCGCGTAAAACAACCTGTTCACACTGCAAGCGTCTTGCAGTCACTCTGGAACCGTTTCACCAGTGCATAGACCTTGCGTTCACTCACCAAGTACTTCTCGGATAGTACGGCCACGGCATACGAAACCTTCTCACCCTGATCCAACATGCGGGTATAGTCTGAATACAAATCAATATACCGGGCATCTTCCAGGCGGATTCCGGATGCCTGAAGCCTTTTCAACAGCTCCCGGTTAAAGTTTAATATCTCAATCACTTTCATACAACAAAAAAATTATATCTTTGCATCGCCAATCATTTTTTAGACAACAAAAAGCCAGAGCGCGACAGAGGGTATTTGCCCCCGGTCGTGCGCTCTGGCGTACTTGTTGTTCTAAGTGATTGGCGTTACTTTTAACAGGCCGGGGGCTTTTTTCTTATCCTCCCCCGAAGGATTTATTCCACCCGGTACTTCTCCGGATCAAAAGCGTCTTTCTTCCTCCAGCCGTCAGACAGCGTGTCCTGAACATGCTTCATGGCTTTCGTGTAGAAATCGGTCAGTTCCTCCAGTGTGACGAACTCCCGATATTGGGGAACCTCATCCGTACCGAACTTGAATGTCACGGGAAGCGTAGCACCACCAGTCTGTACGGCCAGATCATACGCTGCCTTATAATTGAACTGGTTTTCACTTGACAGCCATACCGGCATACCTTCATAGAGAAAGCCGGAAAGTATCTCACGGTCAATTTGCTCATTATACCAGTCTGTAATGACGGACTTTATAGTATCCATGTGAGGTCTGCCGACAAAGCTTTCCTCCATGTAGGAGGCGGATCCGTCTTCACGTTCCTGCACATCCCAGCGGATGCGCCATCTGTTGCGTGCCGGGCTCACGCACTCGATCAGTCTTATCCCGGATGTTCCTTCTACCCGTTTCATGTAAATATGTATTTAGTTCGACCCTTGCCGAAGGTTTCCGTCTTGATGGTGGTCTCGAACGGGAAGCCGTCGGGCATATCCTTCACTTGCAAGAGGATGTTCTTCATCTCCTCGCTGTTGGTAAAGAACTTTTTCGGTTCGCCGTTCATCTCAATGGCCACGATACAGCGGTCCTCGCCCTGTTCGGTCTTGATGCCCGTCTCAAAGTCCTTCACAATAATCGGTAAGTTTACCAGTTCCCGGATGCTTACCACCACCCCGGGAAAACGTTTCTTGCCGTCCTCCGGCTTGTAGGAAACGTTCAAGTCTTTAAATGATCTCATGTCTTTGCCTGTTAATTTTTTAAACAACGTATGACAGTCGGCGTGCTTGGCCATCCCGTAGAACGACGCTATCAGCTCACGCCTCCTCCTTCTCGATTTTACCTCGTGCATTTTTCGGGCGAACTTCTGCTTGATGCGCTTGCGAAGGCGGACATGGTCCGCACCGAAAGTCACATACCCCAGAAAGTCGATGCCCTCGCCCGGCGGGAACACGCGCTCGTTCCCCTTCACCAGGAGACCGGCACACTCCATGCGCCCGTGGACGGCATCACGAATCTTCCACAGTTCCGCTTTCGTTTTACCCAGTACGACGCCGTCATCACAATAGCGGTAGAAATGACGCACGGCATACCTGTCCTTCAGATAATGGTCCAGATACACAGACAAAAGCAAATTACCCAGCCCCTGCGAGCTGCGCAGGCCGATACTCAGACCTTCAGGCATCAGGCGGATAAAGCTCTCCAGCATGGTCACGAGCTTTGCGTCCTTGAACACCCGGCTGACGCAATACATCACAAAATCCTGCTTCACGCTCTCGTAGAATTTGGTGATGTCAAACTTGTAACAGTAACGTGTACCATCAGGGTCTTCGGCCATGTCACGGCGGACATACGCCAGG